ATAAAGCATTCCTGTGGACTCGGTCACCACAGCTTCACCGCGTTTGGAGCACCTGCGCGGATTCGAACCGCGTTCAATAGTTTGGAAAACTATGTCCTCTCCCAGGAGCGACAGATGCATTAGTTGAATGTCGACTATTTATAATATTGTTTTGGCGGCCCTGCACGGAATCGAACCGCGTTGGCTGGTTTTGGAGACCAGTGCATCACCTTTCATGCTTCAGGGACATAATTTAATTTGAGCTAAGACAAAAAGGACTCGAACCTTCGCTTTCGCCAGAACCAGTTGTGCACCTACGTCTATAAACGTTTCCACAACCTTCTCAGCAACATGCAAACCCTACATTATATCAAATTCACACAACAATTATAGTTGCAAGTGTGAACCTCAAAACTTGGTGGTTGTGGTAGGATTCGAACCTACTCAGCTAGTGGGCCACTGATTTACAGTCAGCTTATCTCTCCAAGGAATGCACAACCATTGTAATACGAAATCTTGGTGGTTCTAGAAGGTAACGATCCTTCGTCGCACGATTATCAGTCGTGTGCTCTACCTTTGAGCTACAGAACCTAAAAGGCGGGAGTGTCCTACCACTATACGATTACCCTCACGAGGGTAAGTGGAAATCGAATCCACGTCTCTTTCTTTACTTGGCGGTCCCAAGGGGTAACGATCCCCATCTTCGACAGTGACAGTGTCGTGTGCGTCCATGAACACTTTGGAACCGAATGCAATAACTGGCGGAGAGCAGAGGAGTCGAACCCCATCCCCTTTCGGGGAACCTAGTTTTCAAGGCTAGTCGACACACCAACGCGTCTGCATTACTCTCCATTAATACTGGTGCACCCGAGGAGAATCGAACTCCCTTTCACAGATTGAAAGTCTGCTGTCCTAACCGGTAGACGACGGATGCATAATTCGCAGGCGTATTCCGGAGCAGCTCACGCAAGGTGAGTGCCCATTGAGTCATCAACTCAACTTACGCCATTGATCTTGGTGGGCCCTGTGGGATTTTAACCCACATCGTCTCGGGTAAGAGCCGAGTGTAATAACGTTATACGAAAGACCCATAATTTGGAGCGGGATAGGAGAATCGAACTCCTTTAACTAGTTTGGAAGACTAGGACACAACCAATATGCCAATCCCGCGTTGTTTGGTGGAGGCCGAGGAAATCGAATCCTTCTAGTCAGAATCCTTGCAAAGGATACCCGTAACCCATTACTGCCCCCAATGTTCTTAATTAACAGCAATTTTGCAACTATCCAAAAATGCTTTCAATTAAGGAGTAGGCCGTCCCCACTCAGATCTCTTTTACTCTTCCTGTTTACGCCAGGAATTTCATCCAGACCGCCGCCAAATTGGAGATGTTTAAAGTGCCTCCGCGAATCGCGTTTCCGTACACTTTACTTCAAAAGAACGATTACTTCTTTGTTACTAGATTGACTATTATCAACATTTTAAAACAAAAGTCAACAGTTATTTTAAATCCTTGATTCTACAACAAAAAACCCCAAGTCTTTCGATCTTGGGGTTCTTTTTAAAAGAGATCTGATACTACCTTATCTCATAAGAACCCCGATCGCTTCATCACTACGGCCAAACCATGAGCAAATCCCTGGCGCATTATATGCGGCGGGTTGGCTTAATGTTTGTGGTAGTGTTTTATTCATATGAAGCATTATAGTACCTTTTGAAAGAAAAGTCAACATCTATATTATATATATGTAAAAGTTAATTTTTGACCACTTTTGAACAAAAATATTTAAAAGGTTTGATATTCGTCGGAAAACCACTTCTTGAAGTCGCCGTATAAATGTGCTTCAAGGTGTTCCGCTTCTTTTTCCCAGGGGCGATCGCGGTAATGGTCATCTTCCTGCAGCGACACACTAACACGGCGAGCTTTCCACATTGTGTGACATATTGATAATTCGCGCTTCGCATATTGTTTGACGTGGACCATCTCGTGGGACAACGCCAATATGGGATCAATCGTCTTCTTGTTAATGTTAATTGTAAACTTTCGTGGCTTATCGTTAATAATCGACGACGGGTAGCACTCTGCATAACAGCCATTTTCGATTGCTCGGAAGTTAATGGTCACCGTTAGTTTACGAGAAAGATTCACATGCATCAATTGTCCGGAATAGAATTTGATTGCTTCACCAACTTCAAATTTCAACTTATCATCACGACAGTTGCGGATTATGAACTTCATCGTTCCTCCTAGTTTGGTTCGTCGTCTTGTTTGTCAGGTGCACCAGTCAACAAGACGTCCAACTGATGAGGAATGCTAATGACATCTAGCATCCAAATAAAAATATGGGATGTAGTCGTCATAACAAAAGCGACGGGTGCCAGTAGTATAATACACAGTAACCAATAAGCAAATGCTATGATTGTAGACATCATTAATTGAAGCTTTCGAATTTCGACGGATCAGATTTACCTAACCTTTTTCCGGTCGGGGATTTATCGAATGCCGGGCTGTCGTCCACAATATCCTCTTGGGCAGACTGCTCGACGTTGTACAATCTCATCTTCGACTTATCAACACCAAGCACAAAACGCCTGTTCCTTGAAATGTCGTTGTAGCGGTTCTTCAATTGCTTGCAAAGAATTTGATTCATTTCAGCTAATTCTTCTGTAGTAATCAGAGCGAGCATCAAATCTGCTGTTGCAGGAAGGCCAAAACTTTCGCTTGTATCTTCTAAACCAACGTCAGTGTTTGAAAAACCTGATCGTGTTGTTTGTGTTGCAGAGATGAGTGGTACATCAAGTTCAATCGCGAGTCCACGCAATTCTTCCGCAATAGCTTTCACGTAAAGATATGAGTTAACGTTGGCACCAAATTTCAATCTTGCTGATTTACATATATTTAGGTAATCGACAATAACGACGCGCGGTTTAAACTTCCTTTTTAGCTTTAACTCGCTGATTAAGTACCGGAAATTATTTGCGTCCGCCGCGCCCGTAGGATACTCCTTAATAATCAAGCGGCCAGTCGTTTTCTCCCGCACACGTGCCATTTTCTTTGTGTACACGGCGTGTGGGAGCATTATTAATTCATCAAGTGACACGTTTAATAGATTCGCGTCAATCCGCTCGGCAATTTTCTCCTCAGACATTTCAAGTGTAATATACAGAACATCCATTCCTATCGAGAGATAATGGGATGCAAAGTGGCACATCGCTAACGATTTACCAACACCTGTACCAGCTAAAATTATATTGAGAGTTTTGTTTGACAGACCACCTTTTGTTATTTTATTTAAGAACTCTAGATCAAAAGGAATTTTATCTTCAACACGGTGGTAGAATTCATAACGCTCTTCACTATCACCAATAAAATCGTGACCAATGTGGTTATCGAATGACACTGCCAACGCGGTCGATAGCAAATCCGGAATAGACCCCTTGTCGAGTTGTTTATCAGAACCATCCAAAATTTTAATCGAGGACATGACAGCATTATAGATTGCTTTATCTTGACAGAATTTTTCTGTCTCCGCCACAAGCCAATCAACGTTGTCGTCAACATTTTCTGTCAGACTTTTAACGAGCTCAACAATATCTGAATGTTGGTCATCCGAGATGCCTTTGATTTTGTCCGCTTCAAGAAGCAGCACGTCCGGCGTTACTATACGGTTGTATTTTGTAAAGTGCTCATACACAATCTTATAAAGATGGCGTTCCGTGTCTCCAGAGAAATATGACTCCTTGAGAAACGGAAGAACCTTCCTCGCATATTCATCGTTATATGCGATATTTTTTATGATCAGCTGATCAAGCATTCACTTCTCCCATTAGGTTACCGCTTGATATCTTGTAGTGCTCGTTAATGGCTTTTTCAAAGTCTGCGTTTGCTAAAAGATCAACCCAAAAAGATTTATTGCTCGTTTGCTTTTCTGAAAACGTTTCTTCTGAAACTGTACCCGTCTCTTTATCAACGAGAGCGTATGTTCCTTTTGATATCTTTGTGATGAATTTCGTTTCAACAGCAATATCAAACAATCCTGACCACTCAGCAATACCACCTTCGAACATAACCTGCACTGGAATCTTTGACTTCTCACGAACGTATCGTGATTTTTCTACATTGATTATGAAGTTATACCCCGCCAATTCGTCTTTCTCTTTCTCCTGTTGTCGACCAATAATAAAGATATTGTCCGCGGAGTAGTAGCTTCCTGTTCCTCCACCAACAACGTCCTTTGAAAACATCTCCAAAGTTTTGTATGTGTGATTGACGGCTACCATTGGAATATTCTTCAAGTTGAGGTGGGGAGTTACCATTCGAAACAAGCTCTTGATTTGTTTTGCTCTCGTCATATCAGCAACAGATTTTTGTTCCAACGAATCCTCAATCTCTTTTTTCGAAGCGAGATTCCCAATTGAATCGATTGCGATGAATACCTTGTCGCCACGTTCGATGTGCTCAAGTTGCGTCATAACATCGAACTTCAATTTCTCTACGTCAGTAATAGGTGTGTGTACTACACGAGATTTATCAATACCGAGTGCATCAAAGTAGCTGATTGGAGTACCAAATTCTGAATCATAAAACAACAGAGCAGCATCTTTGTACTGATCCATATATGCTTTTGCCAAAATCAACGTGAACATGGTTTTAAAGTGTTTCGACGGACCAGCAAACATTGTTAGCCCTGGAGTGAGCCCGCCTTTCAAGCTTCCCGAAAGGGCAATGTTGAGAACGGGGATGCGTGTCGAAATCATATCCTTTTCGGAAAAAAGTTTCGATTCCATCAACGTGTCTGTCAATCCAATAGTTGTATGCTCACGTAGTTTATCAACAAGACTGTTTCCTTTTGCTTTTGCCATAAACGGTTCCCTTTTTTATACTAATCAAATAACGATATTGTTCTCTCAGCTTTCCAACCAACCGCATTAAGTATTGTTTTGATTGGACCTAAGAACGTTTTTTCAAACTGCATGTCGATGTCAACATATTGATCGAGGCCTAACTCTTTCGGTAATCTACCAAGAGTTGCAATGACGTGTTGATGTGTTGGATTTGGTAACGTTAAGTAGCTGAATTTGGTCTTGTCACCGTTTCTTATCTTCAAGTACTTCGACTCAAGATTTTTACTTTCAATTAGAGTGTTGTACACAATCGCACCACGAACGTGAATTGGACACCCTTTTTCTACATCACTGTATTCATCATTATCATCGAAAAGAGTAATTTTATCAACCGGTGTTCCTCGCCACTTTTCGATATTCATAATTCCTCGAGGAAAAGCGACTTGTTCGAATGGTAGATTATAAAATTTTTCCTTAAAGGCTGCAATGTAGTCAATCACGGTTTCTTCATTGCTTGCCATAATCAATTCGAGTGTTGCTTTGATACTTTCCTTGCACGCTATAGGTGTAGACGACTTAACCGCCTCAATACCCTGCATTTTCAGTCTTGGCTTCGCGTAGCGGACACCCTCGTTGTCATACACATTAAGAATATAGTGTTTCTTCCCTGTCCAAATACCCTTATTCGCGATTGCTTCACGTTTCATTTTCATCTTTTGCTGAAACGCGTTGACGTTCACTGCTAATTGGTCAAAACACTGATCGATGTAAGGTTCTAGGACTTGTTGGCATAATACATCAAGACTATCCACTATTTGCTCGTCTGTTTGTTTTGGATAGTTCTTTGTGACGAATGTATCGAGGTTAAGATACATTGAATCGGTGTCACACGCGATAACATAATCAACGTCGACAGTGTTCATCTTATCGTTGAGTAATATGTTAATATGTTTCTCAATCCATCTGATAGCGAGTTGACCCGATAGTGTAATGGACTCAGCATACTTCCGCTCAAACCACCTAAAGTGTTTGTTAGCAAGGGCGCCGTAAGCACTGTTCAATTGAATCTTTTTTGCTTGCTGCATATTATTACATCGTGCAATCTCGTTAACCAATTCAGCACGACGTGTTTTGCTTGTTGCTTTTTCAAGTTCTTGTTTGGCCACGAGCATTCGGTTTTTCCACACAACACGGTCGTTGTACATCTTCTCCATCAAGAAGGGAAGGAATCCTTGACGGTCGCGGTCGAACATACAACCAGATCCACAAATAGTTTTGTTGTTATCTACCGTTTCTTTTTTAATCTTCTCGTCAAGCAATCCACCATTAATTAGGTTCTCGATTTCAAGCCCATGAATTTGATCAACAAACGTTTCCGGTGAGATATTATACTGCATAATAATATGAGGGTACAAACTATTCAAGTCAAAGGATACCACCCATTCATACATTCCAACCTTAGGTGTTTTGACGAAGGCTCCTTGAATTTTTTCGTCGGTAGCAACATCAAATCCTGTGTGGTACGGTACAATTATATTCTTCGTGCGAAGGTGGTTGTGGATCATGACGTCCCATATACGCACCGTCGTCAAACACTCGACTAGGTTAACTTTTGCTGCGTACGAAATAGAAACAGCTTGTTCAATTAGCTTTAGCTTATTCTCCATTTCATAAACCAACTCAACGTCAATAATGTTATAGTTAACGAAATTGAAGAAGTCTTTTTCGTAGAATTCTGCTAGCGTATCAAAACCAAGACTATTGTAGTCTAGTTTTTTGCGACCAAGCTCCATGAACGACACGTGGTCCAGTGTGTAGTTTTCCTGTGGGGTATAAGAGAATTTCTTATACAACACGAGGTAGTCGAGGATTGTAATTCCTGCTGGGTGATTCATTTCTTTTGGTGGCCCGTCGGGATTGAAGCGATTGGGAACAAACCTTTTGACGAAAAAACCAAATGGCGACAAGCGACTTACATGTTTGTTACCGAGGACAACCTCAATCCGCTTCATTAAGTAGGGCATATCAAATTCTTCCACGTTCCACCCTGTCACAATATCAGGTGCAAACTGTTTCGAATTCCATATGATAAGGAATTTGTTAAGCAAATCCTTTTCACTTTGGCACTTGAGGTAAGTTACATTTGGATTGTCGGTTTTATATGGTCGCGTGCCAAGAACAATGTACTTACCGTTCTTGGCTAGTGATATTGTGATGACTGCTTTGTCGCCGGTTTCCATGTTTTGGAAACCACCTTTCGAGTCCGTCTCAATGTCAATTACTACTAAAGAAAGTTTCGAATGTTCAAATTCAATATCAGTGCTGTAGCGGTCGTTAATATAATTGTGTACTATTTCAAATTCGCGGTGGCCAAACCCGTACATTATTTGTTGGTCATCGAGATTGCCGTACAATGCAGCTGCATTACGAAAATGCTTTCGTGACGTGAAAGTCTTTTTGACGAGAGGAATGCCTTTGAGTGAATGGAATGTTGTCGGCAGACCTTGAGCAGGAACGAAGCAATATGGTTCACACTCTACTTCTTCACTAAAACGTTTACCGTCGCGATACCCGACAACACATAGTTTGTTGTCTTTGTTGCGGTAGCTTACGTTTGAATAAAATTCCATATTATTGCCAGTATGTTTGATTTTACGATTCACCATTATACCACACAATCAAGTTGAAGACAACAAAAAAGGCGCCGAAGCGCCTTTTCTTACACGAAGTTGCGATGCTTTAATTTGCTTTGTGCTTCAAGTTCGCGTGCTTCGTGTAGTACTTCTAAAACAGTCATCAACGATGACCAAATTTTCTTAAACATTATTACTCCATTAATAGTTGTTTGCTGCCCTTTGTTTCGACGCCCGCATTGATCTCAACCTTTTTAGGCTTCTTTGAGTCGGGTATAATTTTCTCAAGAAAGATCCTGAGCATTCCATCGATCAACTCTGCGTTCTGTACTTCCATGTAGGTAGGGATTCCCCATCCTCTTGTGAACGCTCTCGATCCAATTCCTTTCCAGACGATGCCTTTGCTATCTTCTTTCGAAGACCCCTTTACCACAATGGTGTCGTCATCAATTGTGATCTCGAGTTCTTGTTTATCAAACCCAGCAACGGCAATTTCAATTTCGTACTTTGTGTCGCTAATCTTTTTGATGTTGTATGGTGGGTAGTTTGGAACATTTTTTGTTAGTTGTTCATAAAGCTTGTTCATTTTCTCGAACTCTGCTTCAAACCCAACAAAATAAGGGGCAACCGCGCTTGCCCAGTACTGTCCAAATACCAATGATAGTGGTAAGTTTTTCATGTGTTCTCCTTTAAATTAAGCAAGATTAAAAAATACAGGCTCCTTTCGGCAACCTGTATTAATATATATCAAACATATGTTGTGGGGCAACATAGTTCTGACCTCGAATATCTGCGAGGTCAGATTAGAAAAACTAAGCCGTCTTTATGTAACTAGCTTTTCTTGCAGTCTTTTCGACAAGTTTAAATCCTAAGGTATCGATTAGTTTTTCTATATCGTCGTGTGGATACAACAATATATCATCAAAAACCCAGGCTCCACCTACTGCAGTGCGTTGCGCGAAAAAAGAAATCTCGTCTCTCAGGGCTTTTGCGGTGTGTGGTCCGTCAAAGAAAACTAATGCGTACTTGTTTTCAATTACCTTGAAGTTGTTGTAGAAAGGGACGCCATCTGCAAATCGCGTAAAAAATTCTGTGTCCTCGAGACACATAAACGTCACATTAATTGGTTTACCTTGGAGATACTCATATATTGCTGGGAGCGCCTCGTTCCGCATATCGTTTGTGTAGTCAAGTTTGACTGAACGCTGTCCTTCGAGTTCACCAGGAAGGTAATCAATATTACCATAAGGATCAATACACACAACATTTCTGTTGATGTCACTATTCTCAAGAACAGCGTCGACGATCACTTTTAAGCTACCGCCACGCCGCGTTCCAACCTCACACAGCATCCCATTGACAGGTTTAATTAGTTTTGCTGCGTTCGCGAGGACGTGGTAGTCGGTTGAATCTGTTTCAAGTCCTATTACAATTTTTAACATAAAAAAGTTCTCCTCAATTCAGTTATCATGCTAAGATCGGTTCGTCGTTTTCGGGTGGTGTTGTTAGGAAAGTGGTCGTGCCACTTGCTCGCAGTGTTTCACTTTTATCGTTTTCCTATGTTATACTTTGTGACGAGCTCCCACTCACCTTTTTCCCTGTGGGTAATAACTTTAATCTGGCTGAGTGGAGCTTTTGGTTCAGCGGTCCTTGTTTTCTCTACTATTGAAACAAGCCCCCACTCACTTAGCAGATTTGTTATAGTGTTCCGGCGGCCGCGATCTTCTTCGGAAAAATTAGACGGCTTGCCGTCCAGAGCAAACAACTCTTTGAAATGGACGATGTAGTACTTGCCCCGCTTGTGAAGAATGTGACAGCTCTGGAAAAGTTTTTTGTCTTTACGTGATGCCACCCCAATCCTCGTAAGTGTTTCCCGTATTTTAAGGAAAGCGTCGGGATCAGCAAGAATTACTTCCACCAGACTTTCAATCATGATTCCCACCTTTTTCTATTATTTTTTTTATAATGGTGAGCTGATCTGGCGTTAGTATTTTAAGTGCTTGCAAAGTCTTATCGTTGCTATATCGATAATATGCTTGCACCGCCTTAAAATCCTCACTATCCAACCTTTTCACCCACTTTGCAAACCTTTTTGCGGGTCTGATACTATTTAGAAAAAAGTGATATTGTAACTTGTTGGGTAGTGTGGTAAATTGGTTCATTTCATTGCTGTGCAATATTGTATCGGGAAAGTAAGATAACCCCTTGTTTACAATGAATGGTACGTATAATTTTTCTACTCGGGTGTCGTTCTCGCTCCCTGTCATTAAGTCTTTTTTAGACCCATTTATTGAGTTGATGAAGTCAAATGGGCTCATTGTTATTAAGCTCATTAGGTACTTCATCAACAAACGTTTGTTGACGATCATCAACAAACCATTCTGCAACCTCTCTCGTATTAAACGTGGTGTAGATGACCCATACGTCCGAATGGTCTTCGGCACGCATCACTGCAAACTTTGGTGCATTTGGCTGAAGAACTATTTTGTATTTCATACGAACTCACAGTCTGCCATAATCTGTGTGAAGCACGCTGCAAGATTAATTTCCTGGTCGGCAACAAACGCTGCTTTATACTGATATTCAGCGAGGATAAGAACTAGTGAAGGAATGCACGGCTGCTTGACATATTGAATTGCTTCATCATACAACCGCCGAAACAACGTCGTTTGATCGATATCACTATTCTCCCCTACCCATTTGCGCATCTCGGTGAAACTTTTTGCTTTGAGATGTTTTACGAGGTTTTTCAATGATTCGTCTGATAGTGATGTAAGAATCCCCACATCAATTGCACCCGTCGAACTATAGCGTTGCAGCTCGTTTAGTGCTCTCCGCCAATCAGGAAAGAACTTCGTAATGAGAGCGGCAACAACCTTCTTATCATGCTTGACACCTTCTTTTGTGAGAATGTCAATTGTTAGGTCGAAGAACTTTTTCGCGAGAGTAGGTTTTTCTCTGTTCTCAATTTTGAATTCAATTACGCTGCACCGCGAGTGTAGCGGTTCAATGATTCTGTTCTTGAAATTGCACGTGAGAATAAAACCACAATTGGTGGCAAACTCTTCCATAAAATTACGAAGAGCTGGCTGTGTGGAGTTTGCGTTAAGGTAGTCTGCTTCATCAAGAATAACATACTTCCGGCCTCCTGTAAAAGACACAGAGGACGCAAACGCAGTGATATCATGTCTTAATGTATCAATATTGCCGTTCAGTGATCCGTTGATCACAACACTGTCGCAGCCAAGCTCGTTCAACATTGCCTTGGCGACAGTAGTTTTACCAACACCAGATCGACCAGTCAGCATCAAATTTGGAACATTCTTATCATCAACAAATTGTTGAAAGGTCTTTTTTAGCTGTTCAGGCAGCACACAGTCAGCGACTGTTTTAGGCCGGTATTTCTCAGTCCACAAAAAATCACCATGTATCATAATATAGTTACTTTCTAAAAGTTGATTGGCTTCCGTTTGCAGCTATCCAATACTGCACATCTCCTCCCTTAAAATGTGATATCCCTTTTGATGTGATTTCTACTTCGTAATCTTCTGGAAGCAGTTTGAAATGCTCTCCGTTGAATACGATTTTAAATTCATATGGTGTATTACCGACCGGCGTTTCATACCTATTGTTTGTCGTCTTTGTTCCCGCATCCAAAGCAGTTAATTTGATAACATCACGATCCCCTATAACACCAATTGAAGGCAACTGAAGAACATTAAGGGCCTTTATTAGTGAGCTGTATGTTTGCTGTGGGAGAACGAAAGCTATCTCGGGGTTTTTTAGGATAACCTCTTTGTCAGGTGGCGTTGGGATCAATTCCTTCACGGTGTAGAATATTGATACCGACTCTTTTGAATTAGCGATTCTTAGGTGATTAGTTTCAAACTCAATATCTGGGTCTTCGAACAACGAAAGAACACCCAGCAAACTACCGAGATCAAGAATTGCAAACGGCTGCGTAAACTTCTCGACCACAGTTCCGCTTGCGAGAATCTCTTTGTTTGCTGATACAGTAGAGATTGTGGAGCCAGGTTCAATCGCGATCGATTTGTTGATCAACGTAAAGTTTTTTAAAATTTGCAACGTGCGTGCACTAAGTTTCATAATATAAAGGTCCTTTTAGTGTAACGTGTCCCATCTAGATCCCTCTGAAGGCTTTTCAGCAAGACTCTCAATAGTTTTCGTAAGCATTTTAATCAGCATCTCGTTTGAAACAACTAATTTGAAAGATTGGATTGCCATTGAATAAAGTGCAGAAGCAGAGAGCATCATTGTTTCTTTATCCTGCACTTCGCTCTCTACAACATTCCCGACACGAGTAATCATATTATCAATGAATTCTTTGTGTTGTTTTTCTAACACAATCAAGCCCTTTTTCCAAGTTGCGCCGCATCAGCTGTTGCCGATGCACCGATTGAAGCGAGATCTGCGAGGCTGCCTCCAAACACGTAAGACCCAACATGTTGCAGTTTCATCCATGGACACAGCCATACCTTCAGATTGGCTTTGTCGCAATTGTAGCAAAACATATAATCTTCTGATAGGTATCGCTTTGATGCACCGGCTTCAGTATCCAACAACTTTTGTGCAAGTTCTTGCAGACCTTCTTTTCCCTGTGCTACATCTTTAAGCAGTGTGTGGAGGTCTTCGTTTGTGTATCCCCGATCGATAATGCAATCAAAATACGCCATAATCTCCCTAGAACCGTCAAATGCGGCCGTTCGAATGTGATCTGGCTTGTACAACTGCTTTGGATAATGTTTCTGGTACGTTTCAAATGTTTTGCGACGGATCATCATAAATCCAGTCCCAAGCTCACGAACCTCTGTTGGCTTGTCAATTGCAATTTGGAGCTGACCACCTTTAGGATTGAAAACATAATCACCAACATACTTCTCAAGCTCGTTGGGGTTCTTATCAGCTACACCCTTATCAACAGCCGATTTAATTTTCTCCCACGAGATGCACTTCTTTGGATATGGACCACCCATTACATCATATGGAGAGTCGTCTGACATTATGGCGGCCAATGCAAGAACGTCGTTTGGGTAAAACCAATATCCGCATCGATGAACATTAGATGTGTAGCCTCTGAGCGCAAAAATTCATCAACACAATAGTTGCGAGCTCGTGTAATCAAACTCTCGTTGAACAAGAAGTACAATTGTAGCTGTACTTGATACCTCGCACAAATAGCTGCAAGATCTGCAATTGATCGGGTATACATTCCAGCACACATGCCGCCATACATCGGTGTCGCGACAAACAGCTTCTTTTTCCTAAGCTCGTCTACCTCTATCTTAATTTCCATAAAGTTTCCTTATTTGTTGTATTTTTTGTCGTGCTCTTTGCCAATTCCATATGACCCATCGTATAGAGTCAGTGCTTCTGCATCGAACGATATGTATTGCCCAATTCGTGTTCCTTGTTTAATTCTCATTGGTGCAACAGAGACATGCATTACAGCTGCCATGACACCGTGGTATCCTGAGTCATACAACCCTGACGTCAGGAACACACCATTACGGTTGAGTGTTGATCGTGTAATAACCCAACCAGCTTCACCGGCGCCAACACGTATAACATTTTCCATCACTACTTCATAATCACCTGGCATCAACTGGTACCAACCGTTTACGTCAGGAGTGCACTCTACTGTGCCACGGTGTGTTTTGTTTTCGTTGTCTATCGTGAACACGTTAGGTTTGATAAGAAATATTTTACCCAGCCTCAGGTCGACCGCGTTTGGCTGTGAATCTCCCTCGGCGACATTGGTAAGTTCTGATTTTGAATTTGGGCCGCAAATATGTTTCATTTATCATATTCCTTTAACTTATGGTTGATAAATTTGACATTTTTTGTCGCCAAATCTAGAAGCTCATAAGTTGAGTATAAATCTACGCCCGACTTGCCAGCTGGACCATCGGAGCCGCGCGGTGGATCATCTGATTTTTCCGCAACCTCACTTTTATCTCTCACATACATCATCAAGATGATATAATGCATTGCTTTCAAAAGATCCTTTTCGTTTCGGCCGTCTTTCTTGCCATACCGTGCAAGATATTTGATTGCGGTGTCACGTGCAGTTGTTTCAAGAGAACCGTTTGCCTCCCACAAATCGATTACTTGCACATCTTGTTTTCCAACATAATGTTGTTTGTATGTTGATTGAATAAAAGCTAACAGCTTTTTAATATTTTGTTCTTCATTAAATCTCATTGTGGTGGCCTTTCCCAGCTCGCGCTGTGTTCTGGATCTTCCCACAATTTTAACTTATTGTTGATAAATTTGATATTTTTTGTCGCCAAATCTAGAAGCTCATGATCGTGGCATTTGTGATTAAAGTCAACATGATGGAGAATTTTGCCCCTCTTCAATCCTGTTGGAGAGCAATCAAAACCTACACCCATAAGACCTGCCCATATTGCGGCGCTCGAATCCCACGAATTAATGTATGGAACAAAATCTTCGAGTAGATCAATTTCGTTTGGACCGTCGGTCATACCAAGACAATGAAACCGCTTGTATGCTTTGTCATTAACCAGAGCTCCGGCATCTCTCAGAGCTTTAAACACAGTCCAACGAGATAAATATCGTTGAAGTTTATGCGCATCAGAGGTGACGGCTAGTGGGCCCTCGTCAATACCAAGGGCGTGAGGGCAAGCTAGTATAGACACACCAATTAAATCAATAAGAGGATTATCGATTGCCCATCGGAAGCTCGTAATTAGCCCGTGTAGATCGCCGATTTCGCTTTGAGGGACAAAGAATGTTTTGAATCCTGCTTGTCGAATAACAAGTGCTTGAAGTTGCGCGGTGTTGATCGTATCGGTGAACGGGCAACCTGGATGATCAGTCATAACAATAACGTCGGCTTTACAAGCTCTACCCATTGCAATCAGTTTATTCGCGGGATACATCGGCCGGCCTTGTTTGAACATTTCAAACGCGGAGTTATCCATAATCTTTTCTTTGCCGTCATCAAGGTTTGTGTAGAAGTCGCGGTATACTTCGTCTGATTCAACAAGATGAGCAAGGATTAAATGGGACTGGTTGTAGTGGGAAAAGAGGCCGAGGTATGGGGTCGGCGCTATATGGCAAAATTTAATATTTGTGGTCACTATTAATCCTTCCAATAGTAGTTGCGGCAACCGTTTTCACCATCTTCAGACACCTCGATGAAAACGTTTCTGTTGGGGTATTTCTTCTGAATGTACTTTGCAAGATCGTTTGCGAGCATTTCGCACGATTTGCTTTCCATAGCACCGTGTGTTTTATCAATCACTTTTTCAAGTTCGCGCTTGAATAAGATAAATTCTACATCGCGGTTATCATGAAAAACTTCCATCTCAACTCTAAAATGGAATATGTGTCTGTGAGGATGTCCGAGAAATGCTACATCCTTTAATTTTGGGTCTGTTAGAGCCTCAGGGTAAAGATGAATACCTTCTCTTTGAAACGTAACAAATATAAAGCTATCAGTTTTATTCATCTTATATTACCTATCAAAAAAAAACTGCCGCCGGAGGCGGCAGTTTTTGGCTCAATCAAAATACTAGGTATTAAATGTTATCGGCCACCAAAGACCGTTTGACCACCGAATGCATAAGCGAGGCGCACCATTTCTTTTGATGGGCGACCAATCTTGTATGACGATCCGGTTTTGGTGCGGTTCGTATAGATCGGATACCCTTCTGCACGAAGTTCGGAAATACGTGCTGACGGGTTAGTGATACCTAGCGAATACGCCTTACGTGATGTAAGTTTGCGACCAGTGTTGAGGACATTAAGAATTTTTGTATATTGGTTCATTTAGATCTCCTTTAAAAACTACTCATTTCAGAATAATAGAGTCACAATAACTCCATCAACGTACCACTTTACTACATTTAAAAATAAAAGTCAACAGCTACTGTGCTATCTTGGTCTTTCTTAGAGCACCGACAGCCATTTTGACAACACGAGGATGGGTTTTCATCCGAAGTATGTAGAAAGGTTTCCCTTCAATATCTTCGGTCCCCATATAAAAGGCTTCAAAATACTCACCGGACATGATGTTCGTGTATGCTGCTAGTGGGTATTTTTTTGTTCTGCTTTGTTTCATTTTTCTGCGGACTGCATCCTAATATTGTTATAAAATTCTGCCTTAACAGAATCGTTGTGGAATAGACCGTGGACAACTGACGTTTGAGTGAGACTCGAGTGGGCTTCAACTCCTCTGTTCTCCATACAACCATGATGGGCTTGTATATAAACAGCAACATTTTCTGTGTCAGTTGCGTTCTTGATTTCGTTTGCTATTTGATTGACGAGGTCCTCTTGCAGCTGGCCGCGTCTCGCACACCACTGCGCAATTCGAGCGTATTTCGAAAGCCCAATAACTTCACCCGTCGGGATAATCCCAATATATGCTACACCATTGACTGGTTGGTGGTGATGTGAACACATTGATGTTATTTCTGCACGAACAACTAACATTCCCTCAAACCTGTTAGGTCCTTCATTGGGGAATGCGGTAATATCTGGTTTTGCTGTGTATCTGCCGACCATCAGCTCGTTGATATACATCTTGGCGAGACGCCTCGCCGTTCCTTTAGAATTTGGGTCATTATTGACATCAATGACAAGTGAGTGCAGCACTCCTTCAAACTTTGAAGCTACCTCGTCAATCAACTGATTAATCTCACCATCTTGTATTGCATCGGAGATGTTGTCGCCAGCCCAAAATCGTTTGTTGTTTGCAATTAGCCGTTCGCGAATATAGGTTGATGTCGGTTTGCGCGACACTGCTATACCTTTATCTTCGTCGTCATACAAAATATTCATGGGCGTCCTTTAGTAATTATCGTGTGAATGTGCCGTGCGGGTCATATCATTGTGGAAATTAATTAGATCGTTCTCTGCTTGGTCAACGACTTGTTCGACCCGAACAGCTCCAAAATCGATTCGAAGCTGTGTTACAACGTCCCTTCTCGGCATCCCTTTAAGGAGAAGGTCTATTGCCTCATTAATTATTGGAAACGATGAATTCGTTTTCATTGGTGAATCCCTCTTTAACGAGTTTAATGTGCTTACATTTGTTGTGGTATTTGAATCCTGTACAATCACAAGCAAAGTGGTCTCCACTTCGGCTAACATTGTACATTTTTCCTTTTGATCCTGCAACAGGAAATTCTTGATACTGCACGCTTTTGCCTGAGGACTTCATATCAACAACATTATTGATGCTAATTATTGATATGGGGAACCGACTATTGCCTGTTTCAACTGTAAAACTATCAGCGGGAACCCACGGCGCATTTCGAAGCACTATACCTTGATAACGAAAAGTCTCGAAAGGCAAATCTTTGGATGTGAAATAGTTGATGTTGCGGTGTGAGGTTACCACCGCAACATCAAACCCAACTGCTGGAATTTGAATATTATTCATAATGCCAGCTTACACTAGATTACTGGTGAGGTCAACCCCTCATTAAAAGATCTTTTTGAACTGGAACTACAGAATCTTCATACTTAAGCTTAGTGAGCGCCATATAATCAAGGTGCCGCCTAAAGCCATTATTAGAGATTTTCCAGCCGTGGAACTTTGACCATTTGCTCGGATTGTTTCGCTTGAGCTTCTTGAGCGTCCCACCCTTGATTGAGTAGAGCCACTGTTCATTAACGTTCCAGAAGTAACCTGGATACTTGGTTGCGGTGAAACCGCTTGGTAATGTTACCATAATTAAGCTCCAAAGAAAGCGTACACGTCTTGCATTTTACCGCTAACCAGCGGTGGATTGTGCTTCTCACATTTCTTGTAGAAGAAGATCATGATCATGATCGAGTTTCTTGCTACTGAGCACTTGAAGAAGCATCCGAGCTTGAAACTCTTCTACCTCATTAAGTGCATTGAGGCCGAGGAATGCTAATGCAACGGTACTCCATGCACTATGTTTCTCCTCCTCGGTGAAATTAGAGTCATGGAGTACGTCGAGATACTGCTTACCGATTTTTTTGAGCTCATCAAGATTACATGGTAGAGTAGACATTACTTCTCCTTGAATCCTTCGATCACACCAGATACCCCAGCGTGATAAATATCACGATAACCATCTGGTGTTGCAACGTAAAGCAGCATTGAGATAATGAGGGCGATACCGACGATGACCGCGAATATCGCTCCAATCCACTTAACAAAAAACAGCAGAACCTTCGCCCCTAAGTAGACGCAAAAGCCTGCTGCGAGTAACAGTAAAATTTCCATAACATTATTATTCATAATGCCAGCTTACACTAGATTACTGGTGAGGTCAACCTCTCATTAATTGAAATTTCTTGAGTGGCTTACGCTGATCACCTACAAGAGGAAACGTACAGATAGCTGTATGACCAGCAATCTCTGGCATCGTCTCCTTGAAGATCTTGTACTTGATCCCATGCATCTCAAGGTGCATTGCAATCTCTTCGAGCTCTACTTCACATTTTGCAGGAGAGAGTACAAAATTAACTGCGCCCTCTTGAGGACCAATTTCTGATCCAACCCACATACAGACGTGGCCTGCTTGCACAATCTGCTGAGGCACAGTGAGATCGGTTCTCACGAACACATATGAGTATTTGTTCATTACGTCGTCTCAATTGTGGCATAATTAATTATGCGTGAGATCTCTTTGCAGTGATCTTCTGTCAGGGTTGGACCGAATATCTTTTGCAGTGCGTCAGGCCGGCACAGCCAGTACAATGCAGCGCGCTTCGCTGATATCAACGCGTGGTTGGCAGTAAGTCCGTTGTCAAGTTTGTTTTGGCTCGTCACCGGTGTGAATCCCTTACTCATATCTGCGCCACGGATGACGTTATAGATCAGGTAATGGAATGCCCTGCAGTGTTCAGCTTTTTTGAAGCAGTCTTTGATCACAAGAAACTCATTTTTTTTATCTTTGAATACATAGTTCATGGTATATCTCCTAGTAGTTGTCAAATTCGGGAAGGGATCTACTAGTGAGTCTTTATGGTGGGTGTATCTAGAGTTTCATCTCCATCTCCTATCGAAAGCTTTTAAGAATTGAAATAGTAACTACAATGATTGAGGACATAATTGCACCTACTCTGATTGGATCAGTGCTCATGTAGATTAAACCTATAAGCAATCCACATGTTAGTGGAGTGACAGCGGCCAAATAGCAGAATATATCAGACCCAGTCAATTTTCTCATGTGTTAAGTAATAGCAGAGATGTGGTGATGATAGTACCTGCTCCAATAACCATAAAAAGGCGTGCCCTGAATTCAAGTTCCTGAATTCGATCTGCAGCTTCTTCGAGTATATCGGAAATACGATCCGGCTCCGCTCGAGGTATGCCTCGGCGAATCTCAGCGCGCTTTCTTAACCTGTATTTTATATCCCATGCCATATATTCTCTACCGTACTTATATTAAGTTAAACATATCTTGGCGCTCCCGGTGGGAATCGAACCCACTGTCTCGGTTTTAGAGACCGCTGCCGCAACCAATTGGCTTCAGGAGCAAATATTTATATCAACTTCCAGTTTGAAATTGGCATTAAACCATAACTTTTAGCTTCAACAGTTTTATATGTAAACACGATGTCCCCAGCGAGGCAAATTCTCATGTTTTCTGGCCCTATCTTTGAGGGAATGCTGTTCTCACGAAGTGTATATTCATTTTCCTCACCAGACCCCGTAAAATGATCAACAGACGCGGGAAACACAAGCAACATTCCTTCGGTTGGTAGTATGCTAAAGTTGTGGGCGTTGAACTCATTCCACTCGGTTGCGTTCTGTGAATATATGTTTTTGTAGAATTGATTGGGACGAGGAGAAATAAAACAGATTCTATCCGGTGTAAATGATGTTGGAATGTTGACGTAATAAACAAACGACAACTGAGCGTCAGCGTGGTTGTGCACAGGGACACTCCAATCCTTCGTTATCATCAGCCACGACTTAACTATGTATAGGTTTTGAAATTCAGGATCGAGGCCGCACTCTTTTATATGGTCCTTAACCGCACGACCTATGAAAGCATACAGATCAGCAAAAGCAACACCGTGTTGAAGATCGTTGTGACCCGTGTTTTCGTTAGATTGGAGATTGTCGTTGCTGTGTTGAGGTAACACGTTAAAGAATGCTGGCTTAAATTCAGCAAATCGTGGATATACACTCTCCGTTATAAGAGTGGGAAACAGTCTGTGCTTTTTCATACTACCACCAAGAACTTAATTTTCGTCATCAAATTCATAACCAAAATCTTCCTTGAGAATGTCGCGGATTGTGGCGTTGTCGTAAAACATCGATTCGTCGACAGTATCGTAGTCTGCATTAAACATCTCGTCAATAAAATGGACGAGTTTTTTTCTTTTGGTTGGAGCCTTGTCGGTTGATGTTAGTATTGCTCCAACACCCGCGTCAAATATTGCTGTTCCTCCAGCCCATCCCACAATATTTACTCCCTTATTTCACGTAGTTTGCGACGATTGTCTTGCTGAGTTTCGAGAAGATTGTCTCAAAGATCTCTGCAACCCACTTACCGATGTTGAGTATCAGGTCCTCAAAGACAGTAGCAACAGCAACGAGAGGCCACTGAATTATCCAGAAGGTAATACGATCCGCTTCGCTCGTAGCGCGTGGAGTCCAGGCATCGATGAAGGATTCACGATCGTGTACTTTTATGCTGCTGTTAAATGGGTTCCGGGGTAAGTCCATGTTGAGCTTTAAGTAGTTGGTGATATTACCATCCGCATCGAATATTGCTGTGCTGTTGGTTTTACTCTTCAGGGCATGAAGCTTCAAGTCTGCAATGCTCTCTTGCAACTTCTTACCTTTCTTCCTGACGTAGAAGAGCCACTTAACGAAAGCAACACCGATACCAGCACCGAGGTATGTTGGCAACCACTTAACGAGAAGCTCTTTCCAGGTGAAGGAATCAAATAATCCCGGATATTCTCCTGCTGCAACCCAGATGAAGAACGCAACTGAACCGATGAAGAGCAGTGCTGAGACGATGTAACGGTCATCAGCAAACGCATACAGTTCAGCAATCACAACGATAACGAATAAAGCAATTCACCACATATTAATCTCCTCTTATCCACATCGCAGAATTGGCTGGAGTTTCAGATACCTTTACCATCCTCAGTTTCACACGACCATCACTGTAACCGTTATCACCTAACCAGATCTCGTTGATATAATCAGCGAGCCACTTGGCAATACCTTCACAGCCAGTTCTTTCAACAACTACCATCTTACAGAGTCCCTTTTTATGGAGCTCTTCAAACGT